AGGAACTCATCATCTGTATAGTAAACAGTGATGCTTGGCTTATGCTCACACCAGTGGTTCTGGTAAGCCTTCCATAGCTGAAGCTGCTCCATTGCTCCTACCTGCTCTACTGTCACACTTGTGTCTGGTGCTTTGACAGGGAAGCTAAACACTGACGAGCTTGGTGACATAACGTCTTGCTCTACAGGGAATCCTGATGCTTCCATAAAAACTGCCAGTGGGTCTTTCTTGTCGCTACGTACCCGTCTAATGTAATGCTTAGAGAAGCGAGGATGGATACCAGAAGCAGAGTCAACAAGCTGAGAAACAGTACCACTTGGCTTAACAGCCGTAACAGCCGTAGACTGATTAATACCAAGCTTCTTAGCCCACTTCTCGTTAGTGTCCACAGCAACATCTCTAATCTCCTCTAGCCATTTAACTAAATCAGGTGAGTTACCCTTGCTCAACAGGTAGTGATCCATGATGCCTGTCATGCTAACGCCTAGCAAAGCTTCTTCCTCTGTGTTCTTCTTCCAGCAGTTACGTAGGTAACGGAAGTCTGTCAGTGTAGCCTGTAGCGTACCAATGATAGCTGCAGTCTCTGACTTAGCCTTCAGTGTCTCTAGCGTATCGTCTGCGCGTACAACGATCTCTGACAGGTTACAGAACTGGTTACTGCGTAGGATGATCTCAGAGCATGGGTTAGTGCCAAACTCGTAAGAGTTATCTCTGCGGCCATTGCGTCCTGCAATCTTCTGTGCTGCTACACGACTAAAGATACCACGCTCACCAGCCTTGCTTTCGTACATCGTCTGCATCTCAGCTAAGAAGGATTGGAAATCAGGCTTCTCAGTGTACGCTACGCTGTTGTTAGCTAACGCTCTATGGCCTTCGTCTATCCACCACTGTCCTGACTTAGCCTTCGCCATACGTTGATCTGAGAGGTTAGACAGACTGATCAGTGCAGACCTACGTACACCGCCTACAACTACAATGTCAGCAATCTTACATACGATGTCGTGACACTCAACGCTTGTTAACTTACGACCCTTAGCCTTCTGGAACACTTCGATACAGAAGTTAAACAGATCTACTAAAGGCTCTGGCCCTGACGCACGACCACCGAAGGTCTTTAGACGCTCACCTGAGCCACGTACTCTGCTAATGTCCCACTGTGGTATCTTACCAGCATAGAGCATAGCAATAAGCTCACGGAACGCAGAGGCCCAACCAATCTTACTGTCCGACACAACGATAACACTGTCTGTCTTGTGGAATGTCTCTGCAATCTCTGGCAGCTTGTTAATGTAGTTACGCTCTACGCTGAAGCCTACACCTGTACCACACATAAGCACGTACATAAGCTCGTCAAAGCTACGTGGTGAGTCGATGTGTAGATAGCTACAGTTAAACCCTGCTACGTTATCTTTGTCTAGTGCTACGCCTGCTGTCATCATACAACGCATGCTAGGCATGACTTCTAGGTTGTGTATTGCATTAAATAACTTTAACGCTGTCTTCTCGTCTATCTGTCCACGATCTTTCCAGAAGTCTACGTAACGGTTAACTGTTTCATGCCAAGATTCTCTACGGCCTTCCTCTGGCATCCAACGTGCATAGCGGCTCTTGTGTATAAACTGTTGGTACTGATCCATTATTTTATATCCTTAAATGTTATTAACTTAAATAAAGTTGTACTTGAATGTGCGTAAAAGTGCTCAGTCATGCAGTTTTAAAGGTGTATAAAGTGTTCCGTAGAGGAATCGAACCTCTATCTCCACGGTTTTTTAGGCCACGACAGTCCTACCATTAGACGAACGGAACATATTGCTAATCTTCTTTATCAAACTCAAAGGCTTCATCAAAGCCCTGCATAATGTATTCAGCAATACAAAGCTTAATGGCTGATTCATCAGGATAGTCGGTGTGCTTATGCGCCCTGTACCAGCCAGCCTCTATGCCTTCTTCAATTAACCGCTCTATCAGCGGATACATTTTAACTTTCATCCCGATATTTAACCTCATCTTGCATCACTTTGTACAAAGCTGGACGCATATTCTTCTGCTGCGTGTCTAAGATAGCTCTAAGGTGGTATGGATTTAAATCCGCAATTGTCACATGCCTCAAAGGTTCGTCTCCATGTTTACCATAAGTTCCCCACTTAACAACTTTTCTTATCACTTCATGGCTATCGTCTGAGGTGACAGTTAGCATTTCCTCATCACCGTTAGCAGAGCATCTAACGTAGTCGCACCCACCATCTAGCATATACTCTTTGCCGTTAGCGTCTGTATGCGTAACATAGTCGTGACGATGCTTTGATTCTAGTATTGTTCCATCAGGTGTCTTCATTTTACTGCTTAATATAACGCTCATAATTTACCACTCCAACTTCAAGAGACTTTAGCGCTGCCATAAACATTGCCACCAACATGGCCAAGAACATCACCATAAACATTGCCATAGACATCACCTTCAACATCACCGCAAACATCGCCAGCAACATCGCCACCAACATGGCCACAAACATCGCCAGCAACATCGCCACCAACATGGCCACAAACATCGCCATCAACATCGCCATAAACATTGCCACCAACATTGCCATAGACATGGCCACCAACATCGCCAATAATTGAGCAGAGCACTTCTTTTATTACGATATGACCGGTCATGTCTTTAACTATTGTTATGTTTTCTTTTACAAAGTCTAGGATTTCTTTATCTGTTAGTTTCATTAGCTGACACCTTTCTTTGTGGGGACACCATCAGTGTCGGCAGCATCAGTTTCGGGAGGAATAATGTAGCTTGTAACATAGTAATCAAGTAACTCTTCCTCCTCTAGCATCTTTTTGTCTTCTTTCTTCTTACCAAAGATAGCATCCCAATTATCTTCATACTTCTTCTTGTCTGTGGGGCGGGTGGTTGAACCCTTGCCTCCGTGTGTCTGTCCTGTAGCCATCAGCTGTTATCCCCATTCTCAAACACCACTACTTGTGTCAGCTTAGCTAAGTACCACTGAGCCTTCTGTAGGTCTTCTACCTGCTTACCTTTGTAGTCATAACGCCACAGGTACTTCATGCAGTTGCCCTTGAGGTAGCCTTTAAAAGCTACACTAGACATGGACTCTTCTATTGCCTCAATACACTCAATGTTGCCTGTGTTGTAGTGCCTAGGCGCGCCTACCATGTCTTCTTCTTCATAAAAGATTTGTGACTCTAGTTCTTCCTTCGACATTTCTTTTTCTTCTTTATTTACGCGCTCTAGGTTCTCTATGTGCTGCTTCCACCACTCTGTTTCTTTCATTTCTTTGTCAAACTCTTCTTTGGCCTCCCATTCTGCCAGCCATTGTTTCTGGCCTTCGTCAGTTGACAGCAGCTCCTCAACTTCTTTAGGTACAGGCTGATAAGGCTGTGAGGAAACAGAGGATTCCGTGTCAAGGCTCTCTAGGTTCTCTATGTGCTGCTTCCACCACTTTGTTTCTTTCACTTCTTTGTTAATCTCTTCTTGGGCTGCATCAAGATAGACCTTCATCATTGACTCATCTATTGTAGGCTTAGTCACTTCTAATGGCGGGTGTTGCTTTCGTAAGCGATCCCAATCAAACCGTGTTGCGTCATTAATGCTCATCTTCAAAATCCTCTACTAATTCGTTAAACCTATCGTTAATTCTGTCGCTGAACAAGTCTACTAACTCTTCTGAGGTTACTTCTAGTATCTCTATGAGTGTTATCTCGTCTATCAGCTTCATTCTTCCTAGCAAATCATAATATGTGAGAGCCATCTTAGTCTCCGTACTTATCTCTCAAGTAGTTTATACTAACTGGCAGCTCATCGCAACCTCCGTTAGCAACTTCATTCAACATCCAGATACCTGACCAGCTACCGTTAGTCTGTGGTGTTAGGTAATCTTCGTCGTGTTGGTAGTAGATCCCTGCAAACAACCCTAGCATGTTAGTACCGTCTGCTTTACGTGCGTAGGCTATGTCTCTGTCCTGTACGTGGCCCATGATGCAGCTCATATACTTCTTCTGCAACATTAGCTTAGCAGAGCTTACAGGCCGTCCCATAACGCCACTGGTGAAGTAGTGTGCGTAAGCTATTTCGTCAATGATCACAGGCTCTAGGAATGGATAAACTTCCCAGCCAAACTCTTCTAACTGAAAATCCCTGTAGCTGATTAAACCGTCTAGCTTTGGATCAGCGTTAATAGCTCTCTCGATGCGGTTCTCGTGATTACCAAGAGTGAACACCATGCGAGGATTCCAACGCTTGTCTTTGTTACGGATCAGACGCTGTTGCTCTTCCTTGATAGGCTCCATGAATGCTTCCATGCCTGCGATACCAGCGGCGATGTCCTTAGTATAGCGTCTACCTTCAAAGCTGCGTGTGCCTACGTCATAGCTGCTCAGTGAAGGCATGTCCCAGTGGTCGCCAATGTGTATGATAACGTCTGGCTTCTTATCCGCTGCGTATTGACCAGCCCAACGTAGATGCTCAATAGGGTGATCTGGTTTAACCTGTGTGTCTGGTATTACTAGATGCTTAGTCATTA